AGGGTGATTCGTGGATCAAGTATAGGGAGAAGGGCCCAAAAGGTCCGTTTGGACTCCTATTCCGACTTCCTGTGAAGGAATTTCGGACAGCGTGGAATGCCATTATGGTGTACACCAATTTGGTGTGCCCACAAGATGATCTACTATGCACCAAAGATCAGTGGGAGAGCATGCTCTCCGCTGTTATGCGGGAACCGGTAGACCCACAAGCCCTCATCAAGGGTTTGCAAGTTGTACATCAGTCCCCTCTTTGGGTGAAGATCCATGTCGATTCCGACACTGGAGACAGCCTGATTGATTATCAGGTGTCTGATTCCAAAAGGGCCCCTTTGGTCACAGAGCAGCCAAAAACTGCTCCTGAACCCACAACCGTCATTGACTCACTCGCCGTGCTTTGGCATCGCGTAGTGTGGGCAACTGAGAACTGGGACATTCTCTCCGGTACCGTCAAAGGTATGGAAGAGTACGTTGCGACTCACATGGAGAACTGTCTCCGTGATGAACTTGCAAGCGGACCACCTTTGGAGGAGGCGCCCCTGATGGGGACGGTCTCCTTAATCCAGGAGGGGGGGTATAAGCTGCGCTTTGCGGCAAATCCTCACAGAGTGTATCAAGCGGCTTTGCAACCGCTTGGTCGTGCACTGTTTCGCGGGCTGCGTGACATCCGACAGGATTGTACGTTTGACCACGATAAAGGTGTACAGATGGTACAAGAGTGGCTCCGTCAGGGTAAACCTGCGGTGAGCATGGATCTGTCTAATGCGACAGATAGGGCTCCTCTCGACCTACAGCTGGAGAATCTCTCCCGCTTAGGTGTACCGACACGATGGCTCCAGTTTCTGCGATCAACCTGTCAAGGTGACTGGTATACTTCTCGCAGGAGAAAAGGTACTCGCACCCGGCTGCATTGGACCGTGGGGTCGCCCCTGGGCCTCTATCCTACATTTGCATGTTTTGCCTTATGGCATCATGCTGTGGTGCAGGCTGCTTTTAAGCAGTGCGGGTGGGTAGGTTCGCAAGAACTTCCCTACGTGATCCTTGGTGATGATCTTGTCATCATGGATTACAAGGTCGCAGCGTTAGTTCGCGATTGGTTTCTCAGTTGGGGCATGAAAGTGGCGGACCATAAAAGTCTGTCATCCGATACCGTAGCTGAATTTGCTGGTCGCGTCATCACCTCATCGGATGTGATCCGAGGGTTTAAGTGGAAAGGCGTTGTGTCTGACGAAAGTTTTGTGGCTTTCGCTCAGTCCTTCGGCCCTGCCAGTTATATGCTGATGCGCCCCCGCCATAAGCGGGTACTGGCGTTCATCCAGGATTTGCCTGAGCCTTACGGGCTAGGGTGGAATCCTTTTGGCATCCCATTGGAGGAGCGACTCACACCCCTTATCGAAAGGGTGTGGTCACGTGATGAGCGTGTCCGTAGCTTCTCTAGCTGGTCCCAAAGGGTCCACAAGCTGATTTATCAAAGCCAGCTTGCTAGGGGTGCTGCCAGTGTAAACTGGTATGCATCCTTCCCAGAGGGTCAGACCTCCGACCAGGAGGCAGAAAC